ACAGCAGTAACAAAAGTTAGTAATGATGTAAAAGTAACATTAGGATTACCTGATACTGTTGCTGTAACCGCTTCCGTAGCAACAAGAGCAAACGCATTAGCACCAACAGTAACAGCTACATCTGCATCAACTGCAGTATTAGCCCAAACAGCTTCAGTTGCTATTAGAGCAAACGCTTTAGCTCCTACAGCTACTGCTTCTTTTGCAGATAGTTCTACTACAGCATCACATACTGCCGGAACAGCCTCAATTGCAAACATTGCTACATATACTTCTGAATGGATTTTAGGAGCTAATGGATCAAGTGATTATACTTTTACAGGACCTGGTTTTACAGCTTCAACAGCTGATCCAGATATTTATTTAGTCAGAGGTCAACAATATAAATTTACAAATAAATCTGGTGGACACCCATTCCGAATTCAGGTAACTCCAAATGGTTCAGCTGGTACTCAATATAATAATGGTATAACAAATAATGATGCAGGTAACAATGAAACATTAATTTTCAATGTATCTATGGAAGCTCCCGAAGTATTATATTATCAATGTACTTCACATGCTGCTATGGGTGGTCCTATTTATATATTAGATACCTCTCCCATTTCATCTTCATTTGCTACTTCAGCTTCAATAGCTACAACTGCTCAAACAGCATCAGTAGCACTAAGAGCAAACGCATTAGCACCAACAGTAACTGCTACTTCAGCTTCTGTAGCTGCAAGAGCTACAACCTTAAGTGCTGCCGCAACAGCTTCATTTGCTGATATCTCTACATTAGCCAGAGCAGGTTCAGGATCATTTAGTGGTTCTTATCAAGGTGATGGATCAAGTTTAACAGGTATATCTAGTTACGCAGTAGCTAATTCATCTAATAATAGAGTAATTACATCTGTAGATTCGGAAAATGGTAATGCTGAAGCAAATTTATTATTTGATGGTAGCACATTAAGCGTTTCAGGATCTCATAAAGTTTCAGGATCTTTATTAGTAACTGGAAGTTCAGCTTTAGCAGTAAGAGTTAGTGGTAGTACAGCTTTAACAGGTAGTTTATTTGTTAGTGGTACAGTAAGTGGATCTTTTATAGGTAATGCTTCAGGTTTAACAGGTGTAAGTGGGTTTCCTCATACAGGATCTGCTGATATCTCAGGATCATTACTAGTAACAGGTTCAGCATTTGTAACATCATTAACAGAAACATCAGCATTAAGATATAAAAAATCTGTTAAAAATATAGATAATCAGGCTAATGCTGTTTACCAATTAAGACCTGTACATTTTAGATGGAGAGATAATAATAAAAAAGATTTTGGATTAATAGCAGAGGAAGTACAAGAAATATACCCTGAATTAGTTACTAATGGTCAAGATGGAAATGCATTAGGTATTAGTTATACTAAATTGACTGCTTTACTATTAAAAACCATACAAGATTTAAACGAGAGAATAGAAAAATTAGAAAATAAAAATTAAAGTTATGGCAATACAAGAAAATAAAGCAACTCAAGAAGAACTTGATCTAATAAAAAACTTCCAAGATAATATCCAGGATATTACTATTAGGTTAGGACAATTAGAGTTAAAAAAATTAAATATTAAAAAAGAGGAGGAGATTTTAGGTCTCGAATATGAACAATTAATTAACAAAGAAAAAGAATTGGGTGATAATTTAAAAGAAAAATATGGTAATTCCCAAATTGATTTAAAAACAGGTGAGGTAATTCCTAGCAACTAATGTTTTTATAAATTTCTTATATATTTATCACTGATAAAATAACTGAACAAAATGGCTGAAACTTTATTATCCCCTGGCGTACTAACACGTGAAAACGATCAAACACAGATCACACAAGGTCCAGTTGTTGCTGCTGCTGCTATATTAGGTCCAACTACAAAAGGTCCTGTAAATATTCCAACTTTAGTAACTTCATATAGTGACTACAAAAATAAATTTGGTGGTTCATTTGAAAGTGCAAGTATTACTTATGAATACTTAACTTCAATTTCTGCCTTTAATTACTTCCAAGCAGGAGGTGAAACAATGCTTGTTACTAGAATAGTATCAGGTACATTTTTACCTGCAACCGCATCAATTTGTGGTCTTGGTACTGGTTCTGGTTATGCTTCAGGTGATCATAGTACGGGATCATTTGTATTAGAATCAATTTCAAAAGGAGAATTAATGAATAACAGAGGTGCTGTTTCTACTAGTGGTTCTTTAGTATCTGGATCTGCAGATAACTTAAGATTTGAAATTGCTAATGTAGATTCAGGAAGTGGTACATTTAATTTATTAGTTAGAAGGGGAGACGATACAACAGCTAATAAAATTATTTTAGAAACTTGGACTAATTTATCATTAGATCCAAATTCAACGAATTATGTTGAATCTGTTATTGGTAATCAAACAAGAAACTTTGATACAGACAGTGATGGTAATAGATTCATACAAATTACAGGTTCATATACTAATAATAGTAGATTTGTAAGAGTTAAATCAGTAACTAACCCTACTATTAACTATTTAGATAATGAAGGTAACTTTAAATCAGAATATACTTCATCATTACCACAATTAGGAAGTGGATCATTTAGAAACCCAGCAGAAGAAGGAGCTTTTGGAGGTGCAGCGGGTCATACATTTGGAAAAGGAACGGGTAATGTTAAATTAAAAATGAATGATGAAATAGCATCGGATTCAATTCAAGGATTAGTTGCAGCTGATTATACAGCTTCACTAAACTTATTAGAAAATAAAGATGAATATGACTTTGAAATCTTAACACTCCCAGGTGTTAATATGCAAAATGGTGCTGTGGCAACTACTACAGCTATAACAACTGTTACAGAAAGAGGAGATGCAATTGCAGTAATAGATCCAAGAAATTATGGTTCTACTATTAATCAGGCAATTACATCCGCGGCAACAGTAGATTCTAGTTTTGCAGCTACATACTGGCCATGGGTTCAAGCATTATCACCTGAAACTAATAAATTAGTACAGGTACCTGCTTCAACATTAATACCAGCTGTTTATACTACTAATGATAGATTAGGTGCTGAATGGTTTGCTCCAGCAGGATTTAATAGAGGTGGTGTAGTAGGTGCAATTCAAGCAGAAAGAAAACTAACACCAGCAGATAGAGATAAATTATATCTAGGAAAAGTTAACCCAATTGCTTCATTCCCAGGACAAGGTCCAACAATATTTGGTCAGAAAACATTACAAACAAAAGCAACCGCTTTAGATAGAGTAAATGTTAGAAGATTATTAATAGAACTAAAAAGAGTAATTGGTAACATTGGAAATACATTATTATTTGAACAAAATACAGCGGCTACAAGAGGTAGATTCCTAAACCAAGTTAACCCATACTTAGAATCAGTACAACAAAGACAAGGTATATTTGCTTTTAGAGTTGTAATGGATGATACTAATAATACACCAGATGTAATAGATAGAAATCAATTAGTAGGACAAATATTTGTTCAACCAACAAGAACGGCTGAATTTATAATTCTAGACTTTAATGTTACACCAACTGGGGTAGAAATTTAAAAAGACAATATTTATAATAAACAATAAAAATGGCAGTAAAAGATCCTAACGAAATAATGTTCACCGCCTTTGAACCAAAGGTGCAAAATAGATTTATTATGTTTATTGATGGTATTCCATCATATCTAGTAAAAACTGCTTCTGCTCCGGGATTTGATGCTGGTGAAGTAATTTTAGATCACATAAACGTATATAGAAAAGTAAAAGGTAAAGTAAGATGGAATGACATGACTTTATCATTATATGACCCAGTAACTCCATCTGGTGCTCAAGCTGTAATGGAATGGGCAAGATTAGCACACGAAAGTGTAACAGGTAGAGACGGTTATTCAGATTTCTATAAAAAAGATATTCAGCTAGATATCTTAGGACCTGTAGGAGATGTAGTATCTCAATGGGTTATAAAAGGCGCATATTGTAAAACAGCAACATTTGGAGAATACGATTGGAGTGCTGAAGCAGCAATTAGCCTAGATATCACAATAGCTATGGATTATTGTATCCTAAACTTTTAATTACCCAACTCTCCATACCTTAAGGTGTTCTTCGGAACACCTTTTTTTTTCTTATATATTTATATCCACAAATAATAAGTTATTAAAACATGGAAGAGAAAGTTACAAAACAAAAATTTAAATTCCCAACAGAAATAGTTGAATTACCTTCTAAAGGATTATTATATCCTAAAGATAGCCCATTATCATCTGGTAAAATAGAGATGAAATATATGACGGCTAAAGAAGAAGATATATTAACTAATCAAAATTATATTTCTCAAGGTATAGTATTTGATAAATTAATAGAATCATTAATAGTATCTAAAATTAATTATAATGAATTATTAATAGGAGATAAAAATGCTCTAATGGTTGCATCAAGAGTATTAGGTTATGGTAAAGATTATAAATTTAAAGCTATAAACCCATCAACAGGTTTAACAGTAGAATATGAGGTAGATTTAACTACTTTAAAAGATAAATATTTAGATCCTAAAAATATAAAAGAAGAAGGATTAAATGAATTTGAATTTACATTACCTACTTCAAAAAATCTTATTAAGTATAAATTACTTACCCATAAAGATGAAAAAAATATTAATACAGAAATAGAAGGATTAAAAAAAATCAATCCTGATAGTAATCCACTTTCATCTACTAGATTTAAATATATAATAACTTCTATAGATGGTAATACTGAGAAAAAAGATATTAGGGAATTTGTAGATAATTATTTACTTGCTAAAGATGCAAGAGCACTTAGAGATGATATTGCTAGAGTATCACCTGATGTAGAATTAAAACACGTAGGGAACGAAGGAGAGGAGGTCACTATTCCCATAAATCTTAACTTTTTTTGGCCTGACGCAGGAATATAGGCAATCTATATTTTCTCAAATTCATGATATAGTGTTTCATGGTAATGGTGGTTATGATTGGCATACAGTTTACAATATGCCTATATGGTTAAGAAATTTTACTTTTAAAAAATTACAAGACCATTATACTAAAGAAAAAGAAGCTATAGATAAATCTCAAAATAAACTACAAAATAAATCTTCTAAAGATATTTTAAGGCCTGGAATTAATACATCTAAGTCTTATAATACCTCAATGCCTACTAAAAAGTAGGCATTTTTTATATTTATATACACAATTATAATATGGCTAGAAAAAAACCAAATAATGATCCCAATCAATTAGATCTTTTTAAAGATAAAATTGAATCTTTAGGAGAAGAATTTGATAGAGTATCCGAAAGTATTGCAGATGCTATTTTAAATAAAATAAAAAAAGCAATTGAATCCTCTGATGATAGTTCCAAACAATTTTTAGAAAGATTTAAAAGGA